AGTTGCAGACGCACACCAATATTTATTAGAACATTACAAAGAGTTCGATTTTATTTGGAGTTCACCGCCTTGCCCTACTCATTCACGTGCCAGGTATTGGAATAGTTCAAATTACGACACAACAACCGAACCCGTTTACCCGGATATGAAATTATATGAAGAAATATTGTTTTTGCAGCATTATTTTAAACACGGTAAATTTGTAGTTGAAAATGTAATACCCTACTACGAGCCTTTAATACACGCACAAAAAAGAGGGCGTCACTTATATTGGACAAACTTTAATTTACCAACTGATTTAAACGATAGAAGATTTGCAATAAGTCAAGCGAAACAAGAGTTAAAAGGTTTATGTGAATTTCATAATTACGACTTTACAAAATATGAAGGGGAACAGTCTGTAATAAAAATGGCACGCAACCTGGTAGACTATGAAGCTGGGAAAACAATACTTGAAACAGCTTTGAATATTTATAGAAAAACGGATGTTAAACAAACTTCAATATTTGATTACCTATGAAAATAAAAATAAACTTAAAACCAACTGAAGAGCAAAAGCAAAAACAGTTAGAAAAACAAAACGAACTTTTACAAGGCGTAAAAATTGCTTTTATGAACTTTGACGAAAGCGGTAAAATTAATTTATTAGATGACTTAAAAGATTTAAATTGGATTGAATATGACAAAAACACGAAAATGTAAGTATTGTAGATCCGTCTTTTCGCCGATTACAACGCTACAAAAAAATTGCTTTGACCCTAATTGTGTAACTGAATGGATAAACGATGTAAAAGACAAGAACTGGAAACGCAAAAAGGCAAAGTTAAAAATGGATTTAATGACCGTACAAGATTACGTTAAATTAGCTCAACAAGTATTCAATAAGTTTATTCGATTACGTGATGCTGGGAACGTTTGTATATCATGCCAAAAGAAGCCGTTAAAAGAAAATGCTGGACACTTCTATAATGCAAATAATCACTGGAGCGTTCGATTTGACGAAAGGAATGTACATCTTCAATGCGAACACTGCAATACGTATCTTTCAGGTAACTTAATTTACTACCGTGAAAACCTACTTAGAAAAATAGGAATAGAGGAATTCGAAAATTTAAGCGTAGAAGCTACTAAAACACGAAAGTTTACAATAGACGAACTAAAAGAAATAATCAGCACCTACAAAAAAAAATGTAAAGAATTAGAGCTATATTAATAATTTATATTACTTTTGACAAACACAAAACAAATAAATATGAAAAAGTATTATTGGACAATGAAAAACGGACAAAAGATTGACGTTGATTTAATGGATGAAAACCATTTACGAAACACCTTAAAAATGATTTTACGTAGTATTGAAAATTCAAAAAATAAAGAACGTGAAATTAAAAAAACACGATTTCAATTAAATGGAGATATAGCGCAAGACCATTACGATCAAATGACTTTAGCTGAATACCAAGATGAAATGCAATATTATTTTTAAACACAAAATAAAATGGAAATTAAGTTAAAATGGATTTACCCTACTAAGGTAAAAAACAAGTACGGTTATATTTACAATTACTTTTACGTTCGTAGAAACAGGCAGTACCTTTATTCAAGTCAAAGGTTAGAAGATGCGCAGGATTTTGTAATTCGATACGCTGAAAAGAATAACATTAAAAACATTTACAAATGATTACGAATTTTGAACAGTACACGCACGAGTTAAGCGCTGAAGAAATGGAAATTTTACAGCTGGTAATTCATGGGTTTAGGGGTTACAAAAAGTCGAACCCTATAAAAGCTGAATTAATAGTAAAAAGAATGAATGTATTTTTAGAAAATAACGGATACAAAATAAGATTAACACAACCGAGATTACGAAAGTTAGTAAACTATATTCGTACAAATGGCTTAATACCGTTAATAGCGACTTCACACGGGTATTTTACAAGCGATTGTAAGCAAACTATACTCGAACAAATTCAAAGCCTTCAGGAACGTGCAAATTCAATAGAACGTTGCGCACAAGGTTTAAAGAAATTTTTGTAACATGAGAATATATATAATTAAGCATAAAGGAGCTAATATTTGGCAAAATACAGTTACCGAACAAAGAATTAAAATTAATAATGAAATTGAAATTTTAGTAGGCTATAGTTTTTTTAGAAAAAAAGATGCTTTAAAATATTTAAAAACATTTAAATACAGTGAATTTTTTGAAGTTGTTGGATGTACGGTTGATAAAACAAATGCGGATAATAGAAAAAAAGGATAATATTTTTTTTAAAACTATTATTATATTAAAAATTAATATTATATTTGTAGAAAATTAAACAAAGTTATATGAAACATTTATTGAAAAGTCTGGCAGCGTTCCAGCAAGAAGTGAAAGTAATTCACAAAGAAACGCAAGGGTACGGATATTCTTATTCGGATTTACCAAAAATATTTAGCGAAGTAAATCCATTACTACAAAAACACGGATTAGGATTCACACAATTAATTAATTCACAAGACGGATTAAACTATCTTAAAACGGTTTTATTTCACGTTGAAAGCGGCGAAATGATTGATTCAAATACTTTAATTCCATACGTACAATTAAAAGGAATGAACGACTTTCAAAGTTTTGGTTCGGGCGTTACGTATTTTCGTAGGTACTGTTTAAGTTCAATTTTAGGATTAGTAACGGATAAAGACACGGATGCTTCAGGCGAACAAGAAAAGCCTAAAAAAGAAGGCTTGGATAACAAAAGATTTACTGATGCTTTAAAGGCGATTAACGAAGGTAAAATTACTATCGAAAAGCTAAAAGAGAAATTTCAATTAAGTGAAGCACAAGAAAAAGCATTATTGTTATGAAAATACGTTGTTCACAAATCGGTAAAATAATGACGAACCCCCGTACAAAGGGGGAACGTCTTTCGCTAACTACTAAAAGCTACATTTTAGAATTAGCAATACAACAGAAATACGGAATACAAAAAGAGTTCTGGAGTAGATACACGGACAAAGGGGTTGAAGTAGAAGACGAAGCTATTAAGTTAGTAGGCGAAGTTCTAAACGTAGGCTTTATTTACAAGAATGAAGAACGAATAACAAACGAATATATAACGGGCGTGCCTGATGTAAACACGGATGTATTGATCGATGTTAAATCTTCTTGGGATGCGTTTACGTTTTTTGAAAAGGTAGTAGAAGACGAACTAAAAAACAAAGATTACTACTATCAACTTCAGGGTTATATGTGGCTAACTGAAAAAAAAGAGGCTTTATTATGCTATTGTTTAGTTGATACACCTTTGCAAATAGTAGAAGACGAAATAAGAAGGGAACATTGGAAACAAAACTTAATAAGTGAAAGTTCCGATTTAAGAGAGTTTGTAGAAGATAAGCATACATTCGGACATATACCTATGGAAAAGCGTGTTAAAACGCACGTAGTAAAGCGAGACGATGAAGTAATCGAAGCTATTAAAACACGAATAGAAGAATGTAACGAATATTATAACGAAATAATAGACTTAATATGATAGATTTAGCAGAATTTTTTGAAAGCGTTATTGATAAATACGGAGAATCAAGGGCTAAAATGATTGAATATAAATTAAAATATGAATCTTTAGAAAGTAAAGTTCAAGTTTTAGAAAATCAATTAACAAGTGCAAAGGCTCAAATTCAACTATTAAATGAAACAATAAGCGAATACGAGTGCGAAAAATTTAAAGATTAATGTTATGAACCCTGAAGTAAACCAAGAAATACAAGACTTAAAAAAAGAACTAAAAGAAATAAAGCAATTAATAGAAGCTTTAACTGCGGTAACTGATGAAGGCGGTACTGTAAATGCTGATTCTTTAATAGTAAAAATATTAAAATTAAAAGTAAAATAAAATGGAAAAAAGAGACAACAGCGGAGCGTTATTTACAAACGACAAAAAGACGAAAGAAACGCACCCCGATCTAAACGGTAAAGTAACAATTTTAGGACGTGAATTTTATATCAGCGCATGGAAAAAACAAACAGGTCAA